TCACGTTCCTGGGCAGATGGCATTGAGCGCTTCGGCTTTTGCGGTTATTCGGATTCTTGAATAGTAGCGCGACATTTTTATGGACTGGTGACCTGCGATTGACATAATCGTTTCGTCGGGCGCACCGGATTCAAACAGTTTCGTGATGATCTGGTTGCGAAAGTTTCGCGGCTGCAGCCACTCCAGACCGGTCTTTTTGCGCATCGTCCTGAATGCCGACCGTATAAAGTATGTCGACGCCGGCTTAGTCACGTCATAGCTGCCGCGCTTCAGCCGATAGGGAAAAATGTAATGGTCGGGATGCCAGGCTCCCAGACGTTTCGCTCTCTCAATGATCCTGCCCACTTGTTTCACGGCGACTGCGTTCAGCGGCACCACGCGTGCACGAAATTCATTCTTCACTTTAGTATCGGGAATATGGATCGTTGGCGGCTCGTGCTCCAGAAAGACATGTTTCATCTGCAGGTGCCGCAACTCGATTCCCATCGCTGAAGTGTTATTCGTCAGCGACACAGCCCAGTACGCCACGCTCCAATCCGGATTGCCCGCCACCACGCGAAAGAACCTTTCTTCTTCTTCCGCGGTCAATACCTTCGGCGGCGTCCAGTTGGGGAGCGGCAACGGCCTATAATGTTTTTCGATCAAGTCCCATAAGTCAGCTGCTTTCAGAATCTGTGCCAGCGTATTCAACTCATGATTCACGCACGACGCGCCTGCTTCCATCCGCCGTTGGCGCTCATATTCCAGAAAATGCCCAATATGAATTTGCGACAGCAACACCCCGGCAAACATTTTGCTCAGATTTCGTACATACCATTCATACATTTCGATTGTCCGGGGCTTTTTGCTGTGCATTTTCTTGATCTCCAGCCAGTGCCTGGCTGCCTCCTCAAAAGGAAGCGTGCGAAACTGTAATGGCGTCATCACTCTCATAGTTCGGGGCCTGCTTTGCGGCGCTCCGGCCGTAGGAAGTAGCCGGGTGCAGCCGTTACTTGGGTTCGAAAGTCATTCTATGCGATTCGTCTTTCGTTCGCTACAACAAAATATAGGCGGCCATGGGGCCCTGGCCCACAACATATAGTTTTTAGTGAAAAAGCCCTGGAACCAGAACATCTCAAACTGCATTTCGGCATTGATCAGGATTGGGATTTCTTTTCGATGGCCGCCCCCGTCCTTGCCTGATCACGCTTTGTGCCTCCGCCCTTTTTATCCCTCGACGGCAGGCTGCAATGGCGTGCTCACCGGCATGAGCGCCATCACGCTTTCTGGCGTCAACTCTTTTCCTGCCACATCGTGGGCAGCTTGAATTGCGACCACCGCCAGGTTGCCAAATGCCGCTGTTACGCGTTCTATTGTGGCCGCATCAAAACTGCCCGGTCCGCCGGCCGGCGCGACTGCGCCAAGGATCTGTTCAATGAATAACGCTGCGTCCGTCACCGTCTTCAGCGTCTGTTTCAGTTTGTCTGCGGTGGAAATGCTGGTTACAGGATTTGTTGCCAAGATTGCACCTCGTGGAAAATCGGTATTTGGTATTCAGTATTTGGTAATTGGTATTTGGTGATCAGGGGGTGAAACAGGCCTTCCTTCAGGCCTGCGGAAGCGCTTTAAAAAATTAGTGGGCTTGAGCCCCTGAAAATCGAGCGGGCTTCAGCGCCACAATCGCCGCCACCGGATCTTGAACATCCGGCGGCTTCAATTCACTCACCGGCTTCTTCCCCATCAGTCCCCGCACCGCGTTCAGCAGCCCGGGAATCTGCTCCAGCAATCCCACAACCGCTGCTTGCTTTTCCTGCAACGTTGCTGATTTGTCTTTTGCCACTTTGGCCACCGCATACGCGGCAAAGGCGTCCACCGCGGCAATCTGCGCCTGGCGCGCTTTCTCCACGGCCTGTTGCGCTTCGCGCGTCTGCGGCAGATAAAACGCGCGCGGATCAAACGCCGCATCCTGCGCGCCATCCTGTGAACCGACGGCGCATGCGTGCCGGATGTCGGCATCAAAGTGGTTGTAGCCTGCCACGGCGCAATCGATCAGCGCTTTGCTCGCGGCCAGGGACTCGTATGTCGTCTGGTCCCATGTGCTCACGCATCCCGCCAGCAGCGCGCATGCAGGAATGGCGACGCAAAACGCCAGCACGCTGGTGATCTTTGTCCAGTCAGTAATGCGCGCGGGCTGGTTTCCCGGCAGCGGCGACTGTTTCAGATACAGCAGCACCGATTTCACGCCAATCACCAGCGCTGCCGCTCCAATTTTCGTCAGCCCGACTTTGGAGAAGTTAAAGCTCGCCGGATCCAGTTGCATGGTGGCCAGCGCGGTAATCATTGAGCTCAGCGCAAATACGCCCAGCCCCTTGAACCAGGTTGCAAGGTTCATGGTGTTGTCCTCTTTTCAATTTGGATTGTTTTTAAGTTCGGATCATGGAGAGCAAGCGGCTTTTGGCTTTTGGCTATGACTCTTGCCTTTTTACTTGACCGCAAGCCTTCAAGGCCTTGGGGACTAATCGGCTCAAGCGCTTGCCCTTTTCAGCCATCCCGCCAAATTCACAGCCTGAGCCGGATTGTTGGCAGCGATGTGACGGTAGTGCCATGCGCTGAACTGGCACAGCAACCCGTAAAAGGTTTGCGGATCAATGGCATTAATGGCCGCCAGGGTCTTCGGCCCCATCTTGCCATCTTCTGTGAGCTGCAGGCACTGGGAGTTCGCGGCGCGCTGCGCATAAACCGCCGCCTGCCGCACGCCCATGTTCACGCCCATATCAAAAAGCTTGTTGGCCACGTTCTGGTTCTCTACTTCCGCCAGGCGCATGGTGTTCCAGTATTCACGCTCTTCAATCTTCTCGGCTTCCGCCAGCGCTTCTTCCGCGGAACCGGTAAAAAACTCTTCGGGCAGATCAGGATGGAACTTTTCCGCAATGCCAAAACGAGTGCGTCCTCCGGCATCGACGGTGACCTTGCCGGAGCGGGTTGAGTCTTCATGCTGCAGCGTGAGTAAAAAAGCCAGTTTGAAATCGGCCATTTCCATATCCTCCAGTAAAATCAATGAGATAGAAGAACAAATGAATATATTTGCGATTCGCGAATCGCGAATATAAAATATTGGCATGGCCTTGAAACCTCAGGACGTAATGGTCGTAATGAAGCTCTGCTGTTATCCGGGAGAGAGACCGCCAATATCCGCTATTGCCGGCGATCTGCGGCTGAGCCCCTCAGAAGTACACGGAGCAATGAAGCGGCTCCAGGTCGCCAGACTTCTGCATGGTACGGAAATGAAGAGCAAACCCAACGTTTCAGCGCTTGAGGAATTCTTGCTGCATGGCTTCAAATACGTTTTCCCCGCAGAGCTAGGCCAGCCAACTCGTGGTCTCCCGACCTCGTATGCGGCGCCGCCCCTCAATGCTGAAATCTTGCCGGCGGATGAGCTGCCACCAGTCTGGCCTTGGCATGAGGGTCACGTTCGCGGTATTTCTTTCCAGCCCCTGTATAAAACCGTGCCTGTCGCCTGTTCAAAAGATCCTTTGTTATACGAGTATCTGGCGCTGCTCGACGCCGTCCGCAGCGGCCGGGCGCGTGAGCGCAATATAGCTGAACAAGAGCTGGTCAAAAGGTTACGGTCCGCGAATGCCTCATCCTAATCTTCAATTGCTTGCCGAAGCAGCGCGTCGCCTGGAACCGCTCCTTGCCGAGCTTGTGTTTGTCGGAGGCGGCACCACTGCATTGTTCATCACTGACCAGGCTGCTGCCGCCATTCGTACCTCTTATGACGTGGATGCTATCGCCGCAATAGGCTCATATGCCGCTTACGTGGATTTCTCTGAAAGGCTCAGAGACATTGGCTTTACTGAAGACGATTCCCTGGGCGCTCCCATCTGCCGGTGGCGGCAGCAGAGAATCATTTTCGATCTCATGCCCCTGGACGAGAAGATTCTCGGTTTTTCTAATCGCTGGTACAAAGCGGCTATGGATACGGCGCGACAACACATTCTTCCTAATGGACTCCGCATCCGTGCCGTGACTGCCGTGCACTTTTGTGCCACCAAGTTGGAGGCATTTGCCGGTCGTGGCAGGCAGGACTACATGGCAAGCCATGACCTGGAAGATTTAGTGTCGGTGCTGGACGGGCGGCCTGAGATCGTAGAGGAAATTGTGCTGGCGCCCCACGATGTCAGAATTTACATCACCCTTGAAATAAACAAATTGCTCGCGACTCCACAATTTATGGATGCTCTACCTGGCTATCTCTTGCCTGATAACGCCAGTCAGGCCCGCTTGCCAAATTTCGTGGTGCGTCTGAAAGACGTTGCCACGTTGGCTTAAGCTCTTTCTCCGCGTTCCCGCGTTGGGCTCTTGCCTTTCTGATTCCGGCGATTACCCTACCTCTTTCGACGTCTTCCCCGTTTTGGCCGCGATCGCTGGACTGCTTTCTCCTGCCTCTTATCTACCTATTCCCGCTGTTATCTTGAGCGCAGGCCACAACCGCTGGAAGCACGCGCAGTCGAAAGATCCCGACATTGCAGCCCTTGCCATGCGGCACTAAGGCGTTCTCACGAGTCTCCAGACGCCACACTCGAAGGCAAGGCGGGGGTTTCCGCTGCCGCAGGCCCAGCCGCCTTCACATGACGCCAAGTCGTTCCTTTTGCGATAGCGGCAATGGTTGAAGGTGTTACGCCATATTCGCGCGCAATCTCGCTCACATACATCCGGTCTTCGGCCAGCACGGCTTTGATTCTGCTCACCTGTTCCACTGAAAGTTTGGAACTATGGTTCTTTTCACCGCGCATACTTCTGCCTTTTTCCTCCCTATCGCGCGCATTGTCCGGTAGTGGTACAGTTTGAATTTCCAGCCTCTTGTTTTCCATCTCAAAAACAGCCATAAAGAGAGCGGGGCAGGCCCGTGTGTAACCACGGTCAAGCCCCTAACCACAAATCACCTTTCGTGAAAGGCGAATCATGGCTGCTCTTGATGTTACCCAAAAGACAGGGATATACGAAACCCTGTCCAACCTCAACACTGCTTTTTCTGAAGTCGTTAAACACCTTCACACGCTACGGAACACCGGACTGTTCAAATCCAAAGTTGCAAAATTGTTTCCCGGTTTTGCTCAGGAACTTCAATCCGAATTTAACCAAGAATTTCTTGAGACTCTACACCAGCTTGAGCTTGACGATTGGAACGAATACGGCAAAGCACGGCAACGCTGGGAAAAGTACATCCGTGATCCAAACGACGTTCTCATTCAGGCCAAAGAACGCAGAAAGCAACTTGCCAAGCAACGCAAGAAACGCTAATCGGAGTTAAGCAGTTTGGGCGACTCGGTTTAACGGGTCGCCCTGTAAAATAGAGCCATGCCGAAGAAATCAAAAAAAACACCGTTAAAAAAGAAAACCGCAAAAAAGCCAACTACCCGCCGCGAGGACGTGAATCAGGTAGCCGCCCGTATTCTGCGGGAAGCCACAGAACGGTAAAAATCTAGGCTTTGCCCTGTATTCTATGGCACCTAAGCCGCTTGGGTATTGCCGCTAAAAATAGCGTGTTGCGCTATTGCCGCTAACGGGGTATTATCTATTTACCGTTATGGCATTTGATATTCTCCAAAGCAAATCTAGAAAATTACAGCAACTGCATGAGTTGCTGAATGACCCGGATATCGCGCCGGAAGTGCGCCATCTGTTTGCGCAGCGCAACGGTAACGCCGCGCCCCAGCAGGCAGAATTGCCATTGCCACGGAAATACGGCAAGCGCAAGAGTCGCAATCCAAAGTTAGTCCGCGAAGCGGTTGCGGTTGTACAGCATTCCACTGGGCTAGTTAGTGCGAGGCACGTAGCAGATCAAATGGAGCAGAACGGATTTAAATTTACGTCCAAAGACAAATATTTGGCAGTTTCCAAGGTGCTGAGAAGGATGGCGAAACAGGGAGCAATCGAGGCTCGTGCTGGACTTACACCCAAGGCACCAATCATGTATGCGCGTATTGCGTAGGAGGATTTTTTAGAGGTCTGAAGATGAAGTTAGATACCTAGCTTGGGCTACCACGGGGGTTTCCCGTAGTTCCGGGCCATAACACGAAACGCCCAGTGCAGTCTTTTCCTTGGCGGGATGCCTGCACTGAGCGTATGGGAAGCCACCATTTTAGGCAGCTCGTGTCTTTTTACGAGTTAATTATACACCGGGTTCGCGGTGCTTGGCCCATTTTGCTTGGGCAGCCTTGGATGCTATTGCCGACCTTTGTTCCGGCGATAGCTTCTTGGCTCTTGCCTTGCCACCCTTTAACCCCCCAAGCCTGCCAAGGGCTTGCGCGGCCTTATTTTTCTTTCTTGGCATGGATAAATAGTATCTTGACCGCTCAAGCAGAGTCAAGAGGAAAAAATAGTTTATTTTATGCTTGACTGCTTGACCGCTCAAGCATAAGATTAGGTCATTATGAACCTGCTTAAGACTGAAAAGCGCACCCAAGTAATCGCGGCACTGGTCGAGGGCGTTTCCATTAATGCCATCGTGAGAATGACGGGGGTTTCAAAGGTAACAATCCTGAGACTGTTGGAACAGATTGGATGCGCTTGCGCTGAATACCACAATCGCGCTATTCGTAACCTGAAAGTGCGCCGTGTCCAGTGCGATGAAATTTGGTCTTTCGTTTATGCGAAGCAAAAGAATGTCACCGAAGAACAAATGGCTAAAGGTGCTGGCGATTGCTGGACTTGGACAGCGATTGATGCCGATACAAAACTAATCATCTCGTACTGCCTTGGGAATCGCGGCATTTCTACTGCCCAATTCTTCATGCGTGATCTGGCCAGCAGAATTTCAAATCGCTTTCAACTCACTACAGACGGTCACAGAGTTTACGTGGATGCCGTGGAAGATGCCTTTGGCGGCGATGTTGATTACAGCATGCTTGTAAAGATTTATGGCATGCCGTCCAGTTTGGATGAAAGCCGCTACAGCCCCGCAACGTGCATTGGATGCCGTACCGCAACGATCTCCGGCAATCCTGACCCTGACCATATCAGCACGTCTTTTGTAGAACGTCAGAACCTAACAATGAGAATGGGAATGCGCCGATTCACGCGCCTGACAAATGGCTTTTCTAAAAAGGTTGAAAACCACGGTCATGCGGTCGCCCTGCATTTCATGCACTACAACTTTTGCCGGATTCACAAAACGCTGAGAGTCACGCCAGCGATGGAAGCGGGGCTTACAGATCACGTTTGGTCAATAGAGGAATTGCTTGAAATGATTGAAAATAAAGGTAATCAATAGAATCAGTAAACATATTAGTTGACAAAATATCAAGAAAGGCTTAACTTTATGTCAAGCACAGGGTTTATCCCCGAGCCGCTGTCTGCAGCTGAACTAAAGAAGTTGGTTCTGGAGGCGTTGGAAAGGGCTCCTGACGAGCACAATCCGGAGACTTTCCATGCCCTCTTTGACCACCTGGAACGCGGGCTTAGCACGGATGATGTTATCCATGCCTTAGAAGGGGAGTGGACAATTGCTCGACAGAAGTTTAATCGGGGCGAATGGCAGCACAAATATGAAATCGATGGACTCTCCATCGATTCAGAACCAATCACAATCATTATTGCAGTTGACACGTTGCGCAGAGAGTTCACCGTTGTCACTAGGTGGAGGGATGAATGACTCAAAACAGCGTTGAGCAACGAATAGAACAAGTGGCGACCGAAGAAAAACCGTTTCATTTTTTAGATAGTGGATTGTCGAATATCTATTTGGTCGGAATTCGATATTTCACGTATCCCGATGGTCGCATTGTTCCCGAAATTCCTGCTGTAAAGCAACTCATGCAGCTTATTGCGCGTGATCTCATTGAACAAGAATCAGCCATGACCGGCGATGAAGTAAGATTCCTCAGAAAGCGCCTCGGTCAAAAACAGGTGGAGTTTGCTCGTTCAATCGGTATTGAGGCAGAAACACTCTCTCGTTGCGAAAATGGACACCAAAAACTGAGCGAGACAAACGATAAATTTATCCGACTTTACTATGCTCTTGCGGCTCTTGACGACAACAATCTATCCGAATTGAGGCAACGTTTGAGACAAATGTTCCTTGAGTGGCATGAGAATCAATATGCTGCGGATAAGAAGCCTGTTGTGGCCAAAGTCACTAATGAGCAGTGGGAACTCCAAGCGGCATAGAGCACACTTTTTAAGTGTGAAGGGCGACCGAGTTTGGTCGCCCTTTGCTTTTGGGCTTTTTCAAACTGTACCACTACCCATTGTCCGCATAACTTCCGAGGAAAAGGTGCTCAGGATTTACGCAAGCGCGTACATCACATTTGTGACATACCAACAAGCCCGGACCAATCTCGCCGCGGAACAGTATCCAAGCCGCCCGGTGCGCGCTTTGCGGCTTCCCGTCCAGGGACGTCCCGCCGTATCCGTCAGGGCGCACCATCCCGCGCCATAGCCAGCACCCACCGTTTGGCTCGGGACACACCTTGGCCAGAAATCTTTCTCTTGGAGTAAGTTTCATTGGAGTTCACCTTAAAAAGCGCTTGTAGCAGTTGAGAGTGGAGTCATAATCGGCCGCAAATTACGCGAAGGAAAACGAACCATAAAACAAATGATTTGTATTCGCGCGTTTTGCGTTCATTCGCGGCCAATCCTAAACACTGGCCGCATGCTTGCCGTTCGCGCTGATGCCTTTACGCTCGGCAAAGTCCGTCCACATGAGCTTGTGCTGATACACGATGATCGACATCTTGCGATAAATCCCCAGCAGCACCAGCAGGTTCGCTGCGGTAACAAAATCTGTAAAGTGAATTTGCATCGGGTTCCCTCTCATGAAAGAAATGGTCCACTCAAAAAACAAAATCGCGGCCGGCAACGTGAAAGCGGCGGCGCGCTCCGCTAGAATCCGAATGTGAATCAGGGCGCAAGGCACAATATCGCTTGCTGTTCAAGCTGCTTTTCAGCCGTCCATCAGAACTTTTTGACCGCGTCAAAACTGCGGCTGAAGAAATGGCATCACCGCCGCAATCCCCCAGAGGCTCAGACGACATCCCTATGAGCAAAGCTTTCGCACGGTTCATCACCGATAAAAGGGTCGGCCTGTCGTTGGCGGGCAACCGGTTCGGGGTGGCGTTTAAACGCTGATGCGTGTCCGCTCTATACCTTGGCTATTGTGTTTTATTAGCCTGAAGCAATCTTTTCGATCCATTGCTCCACAAAATTAATCAGCTGAGAAATGATGTCTTGAAACATTTTGCCGAAGGCATGGCTGGCCGTCTCCGTTCCTTGCATCCAGCCATTCAATGCCGTATTAAAGGCAGAGGTGACCTGTTTAAAATATTGGTCGAACTGCTGGCGGCGCCTCAGGAGTGACTGCTGCTCGGCCTTTTCTGACTCGGCCCGATATTTATCGTCCAGCTTTTGCAGTTCCGCATCTACCTTCGCCTGTTCCACCAGGTTGCCTTCAGCGGCCTGACGCTTGGCCTCAAGCTTGGCGCGTTCATTCGCGTAAGTCTCGGCCATCTCCCATTGCAGTTGTTTCTCATAGTTGGTTTGACTGATCTTGCCAATTTGCAGTTCGAAGTTAAGCCGTTGATCTGCGATCTGGCCCATGGCCTGATCATGAGCCTTGGCCGATTCAAGAATGATCTGCTGCGATTCTTTTATCTGCTGCAAAAACGCATGCATCTTCGATGCTGCTTTACTTACAGCCTCTTGTCCGTTGTGGTCGACTTGTTTGTAATAGTCGGCGTTCAGCTTTTCCAGCTCGGTATAGTGCTGCGTGGTCAATGCCTTGATCTCGCCTTGAACCGAAATGATTTGCGCGGCATTGCGGTCGCGATCGCGGCTGAGTTGCTCCAGTTTCTTTTGGAGGGCCGTCTCATCCTGGGTGAACTTCTGGTCCAGAATTGTTTTGTTAAGGGACAGCTCTTCTTCCGCGCTGATCTGGTGGGCAGCAGCCAACTCGCGAATTGTCTCTTGCTCTTGCTGGATGATCGCGTCGTTGGTCTTTTTGTGCGCCTCGATTTTTGCGACATCGATGGTTACACTGCGATCTGTCTTGGCTTTATTAATCTCCGCGTTGGCGGTCTTTAGAGCCTCAGCTTGCAAGTCTTTCTGCAGTCGAAGCTTGGAGAGTATGTCCTCATAAAGCGCAACCTCTTGCTTCAGTGGATCAACAAGGCTCTTGTCCGCGCCCATGTTCGCAGACCGGCGGTCAATCGTATCATTGGTTTCGTCGATCTTGGCCTTTAGTACGCCTTCCTGCGCAATGATGGGCGCGAACGGGTCTTTCGGCGCGGCCTTGACCGCGTCGTCCATCGCCTTATGCATGTCGCCTATCGTGGCCTTGATATCGGCGGCCGCTTCCTTGTTGACGTTGAACCAACTGCTCTCTTCGGTTAGTTCAGCAGCCACCCTGTCCATGGCTCCGGCAATATCGGCAAAGGCTGAAAGCGCAACACTGCGCATGTGCCCCAAAGCAAATTCCATGCCGGCAATTGGGCCCTGCGTGATTTCAACGTACTTCTGCTCCTGCTTTTCGATCCCATCTTCAATTTTTGTGGTTGCATCGTTGGAAGCTATACCGATGTCTTGCCATGCTAAGCGGTGCTTTTCAGCCTCTTCATCCATCTGCTCCATCTTCTCGGCAACGCGTTGCAAAATCTCAATGCCGAAGATGATCAATGACAAAGGCCCAAACGCTTCTGCCAGCGCCGGTCCCACCACTTCGCTCGACGCAATCATTTTCTTGAGAGCGTCGGGTACCTTCACGCCGATGAGGTCGGCCAGCATCTCAACTGACTTACCAGCCTTATCGAGCTGCTCTTTTGCCGCATTGATAGCCTCTTTGGCCTGGCTGGCGTCACCGGTTATCTTGATCAAAAATTCATTGTCTGGCATGGCGATAGCTCCGGACCTTTCCTGTTGACAAATTTGAGCAATAAAAAAGCAGCCCGCAGGCTGCTTTACTGAGAATTCTGGGAGGGGTTATTTCGGGCGCCATCCGTCTGCATACTTTGCGAAAGTAGCGGTTCCTGTAATGACATCATCTTCTTCCGGCGCAGGAATTGGAAAACCGGGCGACAAGAGGGTGGTGTGGTGGGTCAGAGATTTGCGCTGGTCAGGGGTAAGAACTGCATACGCTTTTCCATCCTTGCGTAGCGCCTGGCCAAGTTCTGTGGTTTTCCACTTCCATGAATACTCAACCGTTGCTGTCTTTTCGTCGCCTGTAATATTTGTAACCTTTGTAACTTCCCGAGTGCCTAGAAGGAATTCCACCGTTTGATTTTCACATCCCTTTCGAGCCGAACCAGACAATGGATCTCCATGACGAAGAGCTTTGCCCTTTTCCGTGAGTTCCACTCTCCAGAACCCAGGACCATCGGGTGTTACTGTGGCATATCCAACCGCTTGGAGGGCAAGTATCGCGGCGTCCTTTGAAGGCGTTAGATCTTGAGTCCATGTTGATCCGTCATCGGAGATCATTACGCAGCTTGATCCCAGACGGCCCAAATCCGCAAGAATAGCGGCATAATCCTTGTCATAGACTTTTTGAATCAGCTCGGCCGCCATTTTTTTGCCTAACGTATTGCTAGAACATCCGGCTAAAGCAGCCAGCATTACCAAGAACACGATCTTGCGCATTCAATTCTCCTGTTTGTAAATTTGCACGGCGGATGCCACAAGTGAAGCAATTGATATCGAGGAACCCTCGTCTAGCGCCGATTTCGCATGTTTTCAATGTTTCCCTGCAAAGCTTGACAATAAGTTTACTGATCCAGGGCCCAGCGGTCGCCGGGCCTTTCAACATTGCGTCTCCGGGATGAGGCGCTGCTCAAAGCAGCAGCAGTACGACTTGCGTCAGATAATCTCCCTGGAACTGCGAGATACTAAGGGAACGTTTCACCACTTGTAAAGATTAAAATTAGCTGCTTCCGACAAACGAACATTCTAAAGTGCCCCTGTTGCAGTCGGTGACGGTTAGACCTTATAAAGTTAGGTTTTATAAAACTGCGGAAGCTTTTGAGTAACACTTCCTCCGGCAAAAGACACAGCCTGCGTCAATTCACCAAAATCGCTCTGGCCTTGCCGGCGAGTTTTGCCTCCAGAGCTTTTCTTACCGCCCATCAGATAAGCGGCTACAAGAACGTGCGTCGGCGGATAATCCTTCCAGTACGCCATAAGATCATTCAGTTCCCACAAAGTCAGCTGCTCGATCTCAGGCAGCGTCCATCCGGTAGCGGTGGCGACGTGGCCAAACACAAACGGCCAGTCGGCTATACCGGTACCGGAGTCGGTTCCCCCGCGACCGCCTTCTTGAGTCCCGAAACTTCAAGCATCGCGTTGAAAAGAACATTGAAATCGTCGAAGGTAAGGCCGTTCTCAAGCTGCTCCACGGTCAGGTCCTGGTGCACTTTTCTTATGGCATTCTGGATCACGGGCAGATAGCGAAGCAACGAAGCCAGCCCGGAATTTTCCGCCGAAGGTTTCTCCTGGAACAGCGAATCGAGCAGGCGCAATTCACCGAGTGTAAGCGATGAGACCGTGAGTTGTCCCAGCGATGTGGGGACAGTTTGCTGCTTAAGCATGATTTCCTCCTGATAGAAATTGGCAAAGCCGTTGTATGAAAAAAGCGGGCACGGCAAGGGGTCCGGCCCGCACTGGAGAGAGAGCTATTCGTTGGAGTACATGTCAATGACTTGGCCGGCGGCGTTAGCAAAGGCCTCAAAGTCAAACTCTGGAATGATGAAATCTTCCTGCTTGGTGGCGAACGTCAGCTTGGACGCCACAACCGAGTAAAGAAGCACGTTGAATTGGTTGCCGCTGTAAACGTTTTCCAGCAGCACCTGGATGGTCGGCGCAAAGCCCATGAGCTGGTTGGTGATATTGAGCTGTGATCCGACAGCCGCAAGCGAGTACGTGTAGCTGATAAGAGCTACGGCGCCAGCCACGTTATCCGCCGATGCAAACGTGTAAACCCCGCCTGCAGTGACGGAATACTGTCCCAGCACAGGGGCGGAGGCAACGCGGGTAAATGGGAGCCCGGTGGCCGCGTAACGTACTCCCCAATCCTGCACAAACACGCCGGAGTTTGGCGGGGCAATCGTCACCTGGAAAGGCGTAGCGGGGATCGCGTGAGATTCATCAAGAGACACCTGTTTCATGCCGCCCGGCATCGTCTGGCCGAAGAACAGGTCATTAAGCATTTTGCCGTTGATGGCGGCAAACTTTGACTTGCCGGTGATCTTGCATTTTCCCCGGGCCACAGCCTCGGGAAACTGTTTCTGTCCGTAAAGCTGCTTGACGTCACCCGAGATATCGAGCGAAACGTCCTGCAGCGTTCCAAATTTCATGGGAGTGGGGTTGGCGGCGGTATTGCCGCCGACGGGAAAGCCCCACAAGGTGCCTGATCCAAATTCAAACATTTTTGTTTCTCCTTTTGGGGAGCCAGCCCTGCACTCCCATAAATTGAAGGCCGCCGAATGAACGCGGCTTGTGACCTGAAGGTGGTGTCTAAGCGGTGGTGAGAATTTCTACCGGCACAACGGCGAGCGCCATGGAGCCAATAACGTTTTCGACAATCTCAATCTTTCCCTCTATGCGGCAGTGCGAAACCTTGCCGCCCAGCGACTGCGCAATCCCTGGCGTCGCGCTGCGAATGGCCGCTTCCACGGCGTCCAGAAGTGAATTCAGTTCGGTGGAAGGGACCGAATTGGGTTCGCTGTCACCGGCGGTGTAAAGAACAAGATCAACCGTCAACCTGGCATGAATCGGCAGGCCATTCACGCTGGTTCCCGTCAACTCGTCCTTCTGCACCTGATACAACGATGGACGGTCTGCGGGCGAGAGTTGAGAGGGGTCCTGCCAGCGCCGGCTGACCGTTTTGAACGGACCAGCCGGCGTGAGGAGCGCGCCCTGCAACACGGAGAACAGCGCGGAATAAATTTGCTCACGAGGAAAAATCACTCTGACACCTGAACTTGCTGGATTGCCTGCTCAAGCAGATCAGGCAATGCCTGTTGAAGATCATTGATTGCGGGGCGCAGATAAGGCCGTGGCCGAATGTAAGGACGGCGTCCGTCTTTCTTCTTGAACGGCCCCGCCCGTCCCGCGAATCCTCCGTATTCATGAATACGGGCGTATTTCAGATCCGAACCGATACTGACGGTAAGACTTTGGCCGTCGATCTTGGTCTCTATCGACTGCAGGACCGAATTCATCAACTTGCCGCTACGCGACGTAAGCAGATCACTGGAACTGCCTTTGCTCGCCGATCCAGCAAAATATTTTGGCACTGCCGTGCTCAGCGATTGATAAATGAGCGGTTGCAATGCCTCATAAACCTGGGCCACCACGCGAGGCGCGAGTCCGGCAAGCCGCTGCTGAAGTTGCTGCACGGCGGAATCGTCAATTTGAACGCTAATCACAGCGCCAACCTCCTGTACTGGCTGAAAATGGCCATGGAGCGCGGTGGAACGTCGCCCATATCGAACGACACGTTTACCTGGCCGCTCATGCTGTTGGATTTTTCGCCGATGCGAACGCGCTGGCGATAGGTCAATGCAAACGCTTCAATCGCTGCCTGCTTCAGGTCAAGCGGAACGCTGGGAAAGCCGGCGGAATACGAAAGTTGAACATTCTGCACACCGCGACAGAAGCGAAAGCCGCGCAGCAGAATCCGCCGCCCGTCCCACAGATAGCCTGCGGTCGTAGCAGTGGTTGCCGCCTGGATGCTCACTCCATCGATGCTGACGCTGCTGACAGAAATGATGGGGAAATTGCGCGGAAGCAGCCGGTCCGAGTCATTGCCGTCATATTTTTCCGTCAGCGGGCCGAGCACCGACGACAAAATGTGCGGGCGATCGATGTACTGCAAGACTTGCAGACTGGCGTTGGTGATAAGGCTCTGCAGAGTAACGTCATCGTTATTGCCCTGGTTGGGCAGCCACGATTTGAGTTCTGCAACGGTGCAAAGATCGTCAGGTGCGGCAGCCATCGGTGACCTCCAAAAAAGAAGCAGTTCGCAGCGCAACGCTGTTGTGTGAAAGTTGAAAAGAGAAAGGCAGTCTGGGCAGAGAGGGACCTCAGACTGCCTTCCTTCTCCTTCAAGCCTGCTGGTTGGCAGACGAGGAGCATCGGCGGCGATTCGCGGCAATCAAGCCGCCGATGAATCGTTTATCCGTTAGCCACGTTGGCAATTACGCCAAGCGAGAACGGTGCGCGGCAGACGAGGACTTCGTCGGCATACACGCCATAGACATACTGGCGAGAAACCACGGGCCACTCGATCTGGTAATAGTCGCGGCGGCAGCGGACAAAAGAAACGTTGTCCACGCCGGAAAGCGGGTAAGGGATTTCCGAGCTGTTGAAGAAGATAGTTCCCGGAGCCAGATTGGGATGGATGCGGATATCCAGGAACTGCTGCGTGAACTTGTTCCAGTACTTGGCGATACTGGCGCCGCCCAGCAGAGCCGGCTTGTCGTCTTCCGATCCGGTGCCGCCCGGCAAAGTGAACCGGAACAGCGGCACGCCGCCGGAAGCTACTATTTTCTTGTTGATGTTGCGCGCTTCCTGCGAATTCACCCAGATTTCCGTGGGGCTGAGACGCTTGTTGTCCCAGAACCACTGCAAGGCCGTATCAATCTCCACGATGCCATTGGCCTGATCAGCGGTGAGAGTGTTGCCGTCGAGCGAATTGAAGTAGCCTGCATTAGACTTCAAGGCTTGCGTGAGAAAGCCGTCAAAGACCAGAGCGTTGGCAGATCCGTCCGTGCTGGAGTTTGCAGCGTTGGCCAACTGAGTGCCCGCAACCGGAGCGCTGATGGTGACCTTGTTCACGGTGGTAATCGTGTTCAGGGTCGCAGTTGCCGCGCTGGTGCCGATATACCACGCGTATCCTGCCGCGCCTTTCACAGCAGGCACAGTAGCGACCACGGTCTGCTGGCCTGCAGTGGTCACGGCAGCGGACGATGCGGTACTGATAGCGCTTGCGCCCGCGCCGTACTGCGTGGACGTACCATCAATGTTGACCCGCGTTACCTGACCGTAAGGCACGCCGCTGATGGAGACCGTGGAATTGGCCAGAGCTCGCGCAGTGAGCGCCGTCACGAAAACAAGAAGACTCAGTCCCGAGCCTAGCGTTCCGCCGTTGGCCAATGTAACGGTTGGCGCAGTTGGCGTGCCCAAAGGCATGGATGCATTGCCGTTGAGAATCACATTCTCTTCCCCGATCATGACTGCGCGCAGTAATGACTGGACAAGAGTGGCTTTGTTATCGAACTCTTTTCCTCCGGACCAGACTGCTTCCCAGTCGATGGACGCTTCGAGTCCGAGGCCCGCATAGGACGCAACGTAATCCTGCTCAGTGACGCTCATTTCCGCCGAGCGACGGCCCGGAGCAACGCCGAGTTCGAAGCCCTGCGTGTTAACGCCAGTAATCGCCTTCCAGCGGGTGGCAAGATCGCCACGGTCGCTCACCTGCCGAGGCAGGCGGTTACGTAGCGGCGTGATGACCGGATAAAGCTGAAGCGCCGGCCCGCGCAGGTCAAACGCGTTTAAGTTGCCAGCCACACCGCTGATCGTCGACTGGCTGATGGTGGTTTTGTTCAAGGAGGACAGATCCGCCTTGTTGAGCAGATCGAACGTCTGCTGACTGAGATCGCCAAACATTTTTCTAGTCCTTTTCTCCGCCCGGAGAGTGCGGCTTTAAAGTGAAATGAAATTTTGTGGAGAGCCGGCTGTTGAGAGGTCTCTAGCGCAGATAAACAGAAGCCGGCTGCGGTTTTTGCAGAGTGCGCTTGAGTAGCTCATGAACGCTGGGGTCGCCGGCCGACTTGGCCAGAGCGGGACGCGCGTCATCTTCCTTGGTTACGGTATGTGTGGGCACGCCAGTGCGCGCCACGCGGCTCGTGGATTCCTGCGGCGAGACAAGTTTTTCTACGAGTGAAAGGAGATTCGTCAGCGAACGCTGGATCTCCTGGTTATTGCTCTCCATTTCGCTGCGCAAGCCGGCTACTTCCTGCTCCATTTCAGCCAGCTTGGCGGGCGCAGATGCGGAGCTGGCCCGTGCCTTTTCCAATTGCGCTTTGTCATTTGCTTCCAGCATTGTGCTTTGATCTCCTGTCTTTACTCCGGAACGTGAATCGCCCGGGATCTTTTTCATGCTTGCGGAAGCCGCTCGTGTGGCAGCGGCATCGTCAGGATCGAGAAGCGCGTCCATGTGGGTGGCGGCTTCTTCATGGTTTTGCGCCATCTTGTCCATGCAGGTCTTGATCGCATCAAGATGTGCCAGAGTGGCTTTGGAATGGCGTGCACCGATCTTGAGAGCTTGATCCGTCCCGCCATTAGTGCGAGTGAACTTACGAACTTCGCAAGTGCCATCTACTTTGACGGCTGTGAAGTGCGCGCCGGGAACGCAGGGGTTATCGACGACGCTTATCTCGACGGGATTGGCAGTGAAGCGAATGTACTCGCCATCCTTCCATGCATCGACATAAGCGCCGCCGATGCTGAAGCCGGTGTAAACGCCGAGCATGCATTTTTGCCATGCGACGCTGTCAACAATGCGGGCGCCGACGCGAATTTGTTTTAGGTCGTCATCAAACGCGATAGCGACGAGCTTACCCACGGCGCTGGGCACGTGCATTTCACGAACGTTGCCCAGGCTCTTGCCGTCGGTGGCTTTGGCGATTTCGTCGCTCCAGTTCTTGAAGTAAGGCTTGGAAGAGTCATAGTCAAAAATTTCGCCTTCTTTGTCGACGATCTCAGCGGTGGCAACGCCCCAGACTTCGTGTTTGGATTCGTCTATCTTGGCGATCTGGGCGAAGAGGTTCATGGATTTCATGTTGGCTCCAATGGAAAAGGCAGCCCGTAAGCTGCCTAAGGTGAATCTGTCGGGATGGTGCTAATAACTTTGTTTTGTGAGAACTCCCTGACACGCCTTTGTTACAACTCGAATCGTCGGGGTCCTTCGACTCTACCTCACGCCTGCGGCGCTCGGTGCCGCTCAGGATGACAGAGCTTTATCCTCTGCGTCGGCTTGAATATCTTCTGGCGATTCAGGGTTTTGCTGTGCGCCTTTGAGCTCGAGGGGAAAAACGCCTCGAGTCGTGATCACAGCGTTGCCCGCACCGATGGGGTGTTTGCCGAGGCTTTCGCGAACTTCGTCGATAGAGAGCACGCCCGCGCGAACATAAATGTCATCAATCTTGGCCTGCTCTAGCGGGTTCAGAGTGCGGTCCTGCTCCCAGACAAATTCGATGTCGTTAAAGCCGAAGTGACGAGCGACGATGAAATTTATGGTATCAGCCAGGTAGCCAAGGATCGGCACAAGGCCTTCCGCGGCGGCCTGCTCCACGCTGGTTTCAGCGGTGGCGCGGTTCATGACGCTGACAAATTGCTGCGGCGAGAGACCAAACGCGTAACAGACGATGCGGGTGATCCATTCGTCGAGCGCGTCTTTCAGCATGGGATCGCGCGTGAACTGGAGATTACCGCACTCAGGAACAAAGGTGATCCGGCGGCGACGGGCGGAGTTCCCGGCCAGAGCGCTATCAAACCATTCCTGGAATTCGCTGATCTGGTCAGCCGACCATTCCTTGGGGACCTGCGCCAGGGCTTCCGGCACGTTGCCCTCAGTGTAGTAATTCAGTAGATGAATCTGGCGGCGAAGTCCGATGTTGATGGTGAGAATGATCTGCTCGACCGGCGAGAAGCCAAAAAACTTGTGTGCCCGCACGTTGCGCGGACGATAGATGAGCTGGTCAGCAGTGAAATCGACGGCGGGCAAGCCCTTGAGAATTTGCTGATATGCGATGGCCGGAGATGCCGGTGTTCGTCCCATTGCGTCAATCTTGCGCGCGATGGTGGAACCGTCAATGACCTCCAACGCATAAAGCGTTTTTCCGGGAGACCACAGCTCTCCATCCTGAGAGACGATGGGCACGAGCACTGGCGCGTCCAGGACGAGAAGGTCTTCCAGCAGCAGGCGGACCCACTGCTGCCAACTGTGTTCTCGGTCCGGGTAAGAAAAGAAATTTGTGAGTTGTGTGAGACGCGGGTCTTGCTCTTCATCGTCATTGCCGCTAATGGCGCTGTTGCTGGTGTTGGCCGAGCGCTTGGGCGCGCCGGGTTGAGTCTTGAGGCGGAACGCCCAGGGCATACGGCTGACCTGGTCTTTGCGCGTTTCAATGCAGAGGCGCACAAGGTCGAACGAGTCGGCCAGCGAGCGCATCTGGTCAAAAGAGATTGGCTCCATGTTGCGCGGCTGGATGTTGATGTTGTAACCGACCGGATAATCGAGCGTCCGCGGCGGAGTACCAGCGGGCGCGCTGGGCGCCATGGGCAGGTCGGGACCAAACCAGACGTCGAGCGTGTTGCGCAGCTTGCGGCCGACGCGCTCTACGAAGCCGGGTTCCAGGGCAGTAAGTTTTCCGCCATTGAGTGTTTCAGGCATAGTCAGGCAATCCCCACTTTCACGCCCATCACGGCGGTAGTTTCAATGATGAATTCAATGAGAGAGTTCTTGCGGTAAGCGGACTTCATTTGCTCATCGTGAATGCGCAGGCCTTCATGCCAGCGGCACTGGCCCGCGTCATCGATAACGTATTCTCCTGTCCATTTCATATGTCGCTTCGCTCCAAACCGCTTCTGCAGTGTTGATAGAGAGCTGCGCGCCAGCCTGCGGCAGCAAGGAATTGTGAATCCCAGAGACGCATTGCGGCACGAGTAAACTCGTGCCCTGACACTTGTCTTCACGCGGAAAGCATCTAACTCAATTTCAACGTCAGTAGCCGACGATCACGCGGTCAGTGCAGGTGCCGGCGACGGCTGTGTCGTTCTTTTCAAAGAAAGAAACTGCGAGTTGAGGCAGACGCACCGGAATCTGCAGTGTCCCGCTGGTGACATTGGGGGCAAGTTCACTGGCGATGAATGCCTGTTGTGCCCCGGAAACCACGCCGGTGGCAATGACATAACTGTTATAAAGAGTGAAGTTCGGGCTGGATTGCCCCTGATCGTCTGCAGTATAGACGTTCACGACCAGATCTACGTTCTGGGTGCAGGAAACAAAGACGGTCATCTTGGTCGCGTCGCCAACGCGAATGATGTTGGTGTTTGGAGTAGCGCCGCCGATTGAAGCCGGCAGAGTAACGCCGCTGTGCGCCAGATCCGTGGGAGAGTACACCAGGTGAGGCATGGGGCGCGGCAGCACCGGCTTGCCGTTTTTGTCCATCTCAGGGAACTGGCTGGAAGTTTGCGAGAAGACGAAAAGCGTAGTGACACACAACAGGGCGAGAATAGAGAGGGATGCGGCTTTTTTGTTCATAAGATTGTCTCCGTAATTTCTTGATTTCGACAAATTGATCAATACTGATCAGAGCTTGCATTTCTGCTGGCTTTGAAAGGCCAGATACATAGGTCCTTCGACTCGCCCTTGGGTCGCCATGCTCCCCTCGGGCATCGCTCAGGATGACAAAGCATTTTGATATCGCATTTATTTTTTAGTTGGCTCACGCCATGCAGCAGCGGAGCTGGCTCCCTCACCCCTGCACCCCAAAACGCGCAAACCCGGCGCGCTTTGGGGTCTCCGCGCTCGGTCTCACCCAAAGGCTCGACCTCGGAGTCTGGAATGGCATATCGAGTAAAAAGTGAGTTATTGAGAGCGGAATTATTGGATCCGTTCAGGAGCGATGTTTTACGGTCTCCGCAGAGACTCGATACCAGCCGGTATGGCAGTCTCAAAGGGTGAGAATGCCGACGAACTGGCACGCAATGCGATACGCCGACGACGTTTCTTCTTCATGACGGGAAACGGATAGAGCGCGCAGTAGCAGTCGACACAGAGCGATCGCGAGAGCTCCGATACCGAACGTCGTTCATCTGCGTTGAGGGGTGCGTTACATTCTTCACAGCGCGGCGGACCGACACGTCCGTTATGATCGTGTGCCATAGAAACACCTCTGCGCCGGACGCAGACCGGTGAACAATCGAAGCGGCCTGGACGGCAGAATTATTTGGTGCCTGGTACTTGGTATTTAGTATTTGGTACTTGATACGGCAGTCTTTATCTTGCAGGCTTCAAGTCAGAGAGTTCAGCCTTGGCTGGCCTGAAAGCAGCAGCATTAGCAGAAGCGTTAGCCTGTTTGAGCTTAAATTTTGCGGGCACTTTTTGACGGTTTTCGGGAACCTATCATTCTGCGATGGAGCAAGAACCCCCGAGGGTCCTGAAGCCCTACTTCCGATGTGAGCGCGCATTCCTGCCGAGGCAGGCGGATGACGCCACATGCAAAAGTCCAGAATGAGGTTCCCGCAGCAGACGCAAACGATACGCCGGCCTTGGAAAGGTTGCAGGCCGTTTGATTAAGCCGGCGCCGCTCCCGGCTATGCAGAACCAACTTCCGCCCTGCATAGACATCTTATACGACAACTCGTGTTTTGAAGTCAATAGTAAAAATCATTTTTTCTCATTTTTGTGAGAACTTTCCGCTTATTATCGGACATTGTCAACTATTGACAATTATTTAGACACTGCTTAGACTTTAGACACACTTATGGCGCGCGAAACTTACAAGCAGGCATACGCAACAGCAAAGCAGGATCTGCTGGAACAACTGCAAAAACGAGATGCTCTGGAGCAGAAGATCCGCAAACTAAAGCAGACAGTCAAGGCCCTGGGCGAGTTGTGCGACGCCGACCCGGAGGAGATCGACAAGCTGCTCATGGTGGAGGGCTTTGGCATTGACGCCAAGCCGGGATTTACCGATTCCATACGGCGGCTGTTCCGCATACACCAGACCGCGCTCAGCCCAACCGATGTCCGCGAGGACCTGGTGAAGATGGGCATTGGCGTGGGCCAGGTAAATCTATTGTCGTCCATTCATACCGTGTTGCGCCGCATGGCGGAAGCCGGCGAAATTGAAAAGACCGAAGATGGGGCGTTCAGGCTGCCGGGGTAAAAGACTGTTACGTTCCGCGCCTTTCGACAATCGCACAGCCGAGGGCGGCTGTGCCACATGGGTTTCGCTGAACATACTTGAGTTATGCTGTCAGGCGTTAAATGCCCGAATTCAAAAAGCTAATCGCGAAGCTGAAGAAGCATTACGGTGCTCCCGCCGACCCGAGGGCCATTCGAGTTGGTGATGTCTATGCCCAATGAGCGTCATTGGGTTGCCCTGGCGACGGCACGTGTGAAGCTCACGACCTTGCGCGGATGTGAGTTTGCCGCGACATGCTCGCTTGTTGAACAAGCAAAAGATCCCTCGCTCCTATTCGGGCGCTGAAGAAGACGCGCCCTCATCTACGGAACTCGGGATGACGGCGGGGTTCTGATCTGCCCCTTCTTGTCCTTGTCCCGTCGTTCTCGAAATTAACCCCGGCTCATTGCGATTCAAGAACAACAAATCCAATCGCTCAATCTCGCTGCATGCCCACAAGGCATGAGGGTGATCTTCCAATCCGCTCCATCTCACCGCAACGTCGGTCAGCGCCGCGCGGACTTCTGGGTACTGTTTGAAATTGCACTGGATCTGATTGCCCTGCGCTATGCCAGCCAGTACATTGCGGGCCAGTACAGAATCCGGAGCTGAAATGTCCTTGGGCGCAGGCGAGGTCGCCTGCGGTCCACGACCATTTTTTGAGCCGCGTTCAGACGGCTTGATGGTTTGTCCGGGCGCAAGTTCTCCAGTCGCCTGCATACGATAGAACTCAACGATGCCGCCGCCGAGACGGCTGCGCATATAGATGAGGGCCTGTGAAGTGGCATCGACATCATCATCATGCGCGGCCTTGGGAAATGTGCAGATGTTATGCAGGTAATCTTCAATCCAGTTGCAGCCGAAAAGCTGAGGATCGGGAAGTTCAATGCTGCCGGATTCCCACAGCGGCGCGGTGGCCTGGGCGCGGGCAAGCTTCCCACCTTCAGGATTTACGGGAACTACGCCGGCGATTTCTTTCTGCAATTCACTGATGATGGCCGGGCCGTTGGCCTTATCTTCAATCAGCACGGCGTGCGCCTGAGGATATTTGGCATGGCAGGCCTTGATGGCGGCCATGGTGGGGCCGAAATCAAGCCGGTCATAAGTGCGGTACGGCAGCATGAAATATTTTCCGCCGAAGCGGCCCCAAACTTGTCCCGCAACGAAGTCATTATCACAGCCGCCGCTAAACGTGCAGTCCCAGGACTGGACCATGAACTCAAACTTCTCTGGTAATTGACGATAGAAGCGAACCCATTGGCGCTTGATGATGCCGCCATCGAGCGGAGCGGGCGTTTGCTGATATTGTCCGTTGAAAGCCCAGCTTCCCATGCCGACGCGCTGGCTATCGAGAAAAGATTGCGGCAGACGCGCAGGCCAGAGCAACGCGCCGGATTTTTGATTTTCAATTTTCTTAGACCACGGAAATTCCCAAACTTTGTCTTTTGGAGCAACCGCCGGCAGACTGACATGCTTCCAGCGGCTGCTTTCACGGGCGAGCACGTGACCGGTGAGATCAAGCTCATGCAGGCGCTGCATAATAATGATCTTTACGCCCTTTGCCGGATTATTGATGCGGCTGCGAAAAGTGGTATCAAAACGCAGGTTGACGGCTTCCCTTTCCACCTGGCTGATGGCTTGTTCCGGGTTGAGCGGATCATCAAAGATCAAGACATCACCACCCATGCCGGTAGCCGTGGCCTGCATGCCGGTGGAGAACATGACGCCGCGCGCAGAATTCTCATAATGGCCCTTGACGTTCTGATCACGCGACAAAGTGAAGATGCTGCCCCACTCTTTCTGGTACCACTCTGACTCAAGGATGCTACGGCGGAAAATGCTGTGCTGTGTGCTGAGCTTCTCAGAGTACGAAACGAACATGAAACGGCGCGACGGATCGGTGGTCCAAACCCAAATGGGAAAGAAAACGGTGATCAGCAGGCTCTTCATGGTCCGCGGAGGAACGTTGAAAATGATGCCTTCAAGATCGCCACAAACTTTTTTGAATTTTTCGTTCCTGACCAGCGTGAGGTATTCACAGATGAGATCCAGATGCCAGTTCCAGACGAGCGGACTGACAGGCTCAAGGATGCGCCATGCCCGTTTGACGAACTCTTTGAGCGAGAGCTTGAGAACTTTGGTTTTCTTTGCAGATGCTGATGCACTGGAGGTCTCATGATCGGCAATATCTGACGAGGCGGGCGAAGACTTGACCTTTGTTCGCAGTTGACGTGCGCTACCGGAGTCAAGTCGTTTCTTGCGGTCCTTTACTGTCCGGCGTTTGCTGGGTTTAGTCATCGGTTTCTTTCCTCAAATGCCACGGAGTACATTTGCTGATTCTCGATGTACCCGGCCGTCGCTTCGGTTTCATCTTCCGCTTCGGGTTCGCCTTCAACACACGTGATGGTTGGAGTATTGTTTCGCCATCCAACGTAAAGCGCGGTTTTGACACGATGTGAGCCCGCCGCGTACTCCCAGATAGCGGTGCCATTGATGTTGCAACTGGTATCACGCAAATAAGTAACCTTGGCGAAGGTGAGCTGCAAGGCGCTGTTTTGATGAATGAACCGCGCCATCTCGTCCCTGACCAGCGCGATGGCGGAGACGACCCGTACGGCAAAAGCGGGCGGAGCGGGATAGGCACGCTCACACTCCAC